GTTTTTGTACAAATGGTTCCATAATTACATATTAAAATCGTTAAACTTAGTTGAAGGTCTTGCCCTATCAGCGACAGGTATACTATCATCGATTAACATTTCGCCATCTACTAATTCTTCTTGTGCTTCTTGTTCTACATCATAGAGTTTCATTCTTGCTCTATCGATACCTATTACAAATCTCTTAAAGATTGTAGGGTCATTGTATCTGTTTTTTAACTGTTTCACTACGAGTTGGTCTAACTCTTCTAGTTCTTCAGATGTAATCAATGCAAACATCAAGTCTGCTGTTGCAGGTAACCCAAATGATTCTGAAGTATCTTCAAGACCAATATCAGTAGAACCAAAACCACTTCTTGTTGTTTGTGTTGCACTCATAATAGGTACATCACATTCTACTGCAACACCTCTAAGTTCTTCTGCAATACTCTTAACTAGTGTATAAGAGTTTGCCCCAGCACCTGGTCTAATTCTCTGAGAGGCACATATGTTTAGATAGTCGATAAAGATGATATCAGGTTTGAAGTCTTTCTTAATCTCTAGTTCTTGTAATAGATGTCTAAAGTGACCTGCATGGGCGGCTGCAGTAGGATATTCTTTTACAATAAGTTTACCTTGAGTCTTAGATTTAAGTCTACCAATCTTCTTGCCGTATTCTTTCTTAGACATATCAGGCAAATCTTTCATAGGTACATTCATAATGTTTGCATCTATTCTCTCTGCAATTCTTTCTTCTGACATTTCAAGTGTAATATAAAGTACATTCTTGTTCATCATCAATGCACTTGCAGCCATGTGACACATGAATAAAGATTTACCAACACCAGTACCTGCGAGACAAATGTTTAATGTCTTATTGGGCAAACCACCTTTGGTAATCTTGTTGAAGTATTCTAAGTCAAACGGAAGTTTCTCTTCTTCTGTTGTGTAGAACTCATATCGTTCTTCTGCATCTTCTAAGACATCATGACCAATGTGTTGGTCAAATGATACTGACAATGCATCTTTCAATAGTTCTGGTATCTCACCTGTAGACCTTTGCGACTTCTTATCAATGACTTCGATTGAATCCATGACTGCAATATAGATTGCTCTATCTTTGCACCACTTCTCTGTTTCATCTACTAACCAATCTATTGGTGTCTCTTCTTCTGGCATTGAGCCCAACAACTCTTTACAACCTGTAATGATATTCTCTGAATGAGATGTATCATTGTCTAGGTTTATGAGAAGTGCTTCGAGTGTTGGGCTCTTGGTGTATTTTTCGAAATAAGATTTTATCTCGTTATACACCAACTGCTCAGATGAATCGGCAAAGTACTCAGGTTTAAGAAAAGGAATTACTTTTCGTGTAAACTGTTCACTCTGAATCAGGTTCTTCAGGATTGTCTGTTCTATTCTCATTGCTTCCATACTTAAAATAATTGTTTGCGACTTTTTCTAATCTCTCCATTACATCTGGAGTGAAATACTTTTCGGGATTGTTGTTAATTGTTTTACCAAATTCTGTTTTGCCATTTGGTAATAACACCCTTGTACTTGACTTCTGGAATACACCACTTGCAAGTGCCATGTCTAGCAGACCATAGTATCTATCTAAGCCTGAGTCATATGTTAATCTTACATCGACCATTCTATTTTCTACAGTCAATCTTGATTTGGCGTTCTTACAGTGTATAATATTTCCAATGATTTCTGTACCCTCTTTTTCTTTTCTTTTTGAAAGATAGATGATTGAACTAGCGGCATACTTGAGACCACTACCCCCACCCATTTCTTTCTGAGGAAACATAGAACCAATCACATCATATGTATGATTAGTCACAATCATTGGAACACCTGCACGACCTAGTTTTAAAGTTAATACTCTAAATGCACCCTTAGTAATTTGGGCACGAGTCATGTCTTTGGTTTCTTTTCCGTCAGCAGTATCTTGTATCTCTTTGGTAGTTGATAACATACCAAGTGAGTCTAAACAAAACATCATCGGAGGTCTTTCATCCTTTGGTGTCTCTAAGTACTTGTCGAGAATATTGATTGCCTGATTTCTGAATTCTTGTACTGTTACCACAGGCACGATAACAATTCTATCTGAGTCTATACCCCTTTCTTCAATCATTGCTTTACTGATTGCGGACTCTGACTCAAAGTAGATAACAGCAGATTCAGGATTATCTGCAAGGAATTGTTTTACCATTCCCAATGCAAAGAAAGTTTTACCTGTTGCTGATTCACCAGCGATTGCGGTGATTTTGTTTTTGGGTAGACCACCATATAGTGACCCACTCAGCAAAGCATTAAATATGTACGACCCACTATCTACGAATGAATCTACATCACCAGCATTGACGCCATCGGAAACTACTCCTGCGTATTCATTGCCTGATGCTTTGACTAAATCTTTTATAAATGACATTTCACTTCTCCATAATATGTAATATACTAATCTAGTATACTAGAAGATGTGTTATTTGTCTAGTAGGTTTTCTTCTAATTCTGGAAAGTCTTCACGACAACTTTTGTATTTAGATTGTTGTTCTAAAATTTCTAGTATCATTTTACATTGAGTTTCTAAATGAATTATAAAACCAAATATGATTGCAATCATAATCATGTAAAATATATCCATTATATGGATTGTCATAGTTCTAACTCTGATTGTGTCTCTAAAACTACAACACCTTGTTCTAGTAATACTTCTCTGTTTGCCATGTGGGCAGCTTCAGTTTCTTCTTTATTACCACCTGTATATGCGACTGCATGGTGGTCAAGAATCATCTGTTGATTTACAGATGTTTCATTTGAACCAATGAACAAATCTCCTAAGATTCTTCCAAACTTTCCTTTATCGTGTGATACTAGTTCGATTGATTCTGCTTCTTCTAAAATTGTTTTAAGATGTTTTTTAGATGCTTTACCAAATTTCTTTTCTACTAAATCTCTTGTTCGGCTTTCAGGAGTATCGATGCCTAACATTCTTACTCTCTGTTTTTTATACACCATACCGAACCCTAAATCAATATCTACATCTACTGTATCACCATCGACTACCTTCACTATGTTTACTTTATATCTATACATTTTTTATACCTGATTATGTTTTCTATGTGCAGTTTTTTCTGCCCAATCTTTCAATGCCTTTCTTATAGAATCTTCTGCAAGAACAGAACAATGCAATTTGATTGGCGGTAGTTCTAATGCATCTGCAATTTCTTTATCTTTAATCAGTTGTGCCTCAGTCATGGTTTTACCCATTAAGAGTTCTACGAATAAAGATGAACTTGCAATAGCAGAACCACACCCATAAGTTTTAAATTTGACATCTTCAATAACTTCAGTATCAGGATTTACTTTTAAATCTAATTTCATTACATCACCACATGCAGGTGCACCAGCTAAACCGGTCACTACATTTGGGTCATTTGGGTCGAATCTTCCGACTCCATGTTTTGATGGATTGTTCAAGACTTCTTCGAATCTATCGACTACTTTTTTTGAGTATGCCATAGAGTTATTTATCCAAAAAAGGAATCTAAACTCGCAACTGGTTCTACATTCCAGTTAATATGTCCTATGATGTTTCGTAATGGTTCGATAAATGATTTATCAAACTGCAAATCATAATCTACAAATCTATGTAAATCAAATTCTTTTGGTAATGAGTTAGTGAATGATATCACATTCTCATTGATAGGGTTTGGCATAGTAAGATATGTAAAGTGAATCTTCTCACCGTTTTGAATAGGTTCATATCTCTTCAGTAGATTCATTTCTTTAAGTCTATGATTGAATAGTAATGAACCTCTGACATGAATTGGTGTACCCTTGCCATAGATGTGAGTTGGGTCTGCATACTGAATGAGACCTTTACACCCTCTAGGGAATGCAACATCTTCTGGCGGAAGTTCTCTGAATTCTTTTCTTGCAGTTTCTACAAAGTCCCATAACTGCTGTTCATCACCACGCATGACAATCTTAATTGCATCTTCTAGTCTTCGTCTCACCCACAAAGGAGTTGATGACTTTGCAGTCTCAATGCCCATAAGTTTGAGTTTAGGTGTCTCTAGTCTAACACCCTCATTATCAAATACATTTAGAATATATCTTTTCTTTGCAGTCCATATACCTTTGTCTGCAATTACTTCACGACCCATTTCCATTTTCTGTTGATATGCATTGGTATAATCTGCAAGGTCTTCGAAACCTGCATCAAGTACATCTTCTATCTTAGACTCTGCCTTAGATAAGAAATCACATATCTTGTCTTTGTCTGTTTCGCCAGGCATAACTGTTTCTACGAATTTATCCATTGTGAGATAAATTGAATCAGTATCCATTGCAATGACATAATCTTCATTGTCTGTTTTAAGTATCTTGTTTAGATATTCGTTGACTATCTTCTCTGACCATTTGATAACTAACTGACCAGAATAAGTAATTGCCTCTGCAAGATTTGGGTCAAAGAAAGCAAACCACTGATTCGCCATAGAACCATATGCTGAGTTAAGTGCAATCTTTCTTACTTGTTGATTGTTGTATGCCCTCTTAATAAGAGTATCTAGTTTCTTAATCTCTTTAGGGTCAGAAGTCTTCTCTTTGACTTTCTGATACTCAATCATCTTTTTCTTCCATGCCTTACGCTCATCGTACATGACTTCCATAATCTCAGGAAAGAAACCTTGTTTATCTCGTGTGAACATTACACCATTGGGTGCGACTGTAGCGTTCATCTTCTTAGCAATAGATAAGTCCACTTTCTTGTGCAACATCAATTCTACATTCGTATCTTGTCTATGACCCTTAATCATTTTCTCTGGTGAAATATTCCACTGCATAATCAAATGAGGATATAGAGAGTTCAAGTCAAATGACATAACCCAATTATGACCACCAGTGATTGGTTCTTTAACATAGGCACCTGCAATCTGATTCGTCTTGTTCTCGTTTCGTTTTTGAGGTGGTGTTTGAACTCCTTGTTCTTTTAAGAAGTTGTAGATGATTGTTTCCCAATACTTAACCATACCGAATGTGTCGATGTAATTACACTTGGCATCATACGCCATTGCCTGAGTCAAGTCTAAGAAACCTAGTTTGTCTTCTAGTTCTTCTACGAGAACAACATCTTTAACATTATACTCTAAGTACTTTGCGTAATTGTTTTTGTATAAGGTATGCAATGAACCATACTCTGAATAATCTAGTTTCTTCTTACCTAATTCAAAGTGAGCGATGTAATCTAGTTTGTATGACTCTTGGTTATGAAAAGTAGACCTACGATATAGTTCTAAGTAGTCTACGATGTTGACACCATACAAGTCAAATATCTGAGTCTTCTGATAACCATTCTGTAAAAACTCTCTACTAGAAGACATATTCCATGGCGATAACTTTTTGTGTGCATCTTCACCGAATAGTCTATCGATTCTATTACAAAGATAAGTCATATCAAATGCATCTACATTCCAACCAGTAATGATATCGAACCATTCTTGTCGCCAGTATTTAATAAACTCTGTTAGTAGATGTGCCTCATTTTTACAGTTGATATAGATTACATCTGATTCTGTTTCCCATTCACCTAGACCAAATACAACACAAGACTTACCGAATGGTTTGATTGAGATTGCGTTGACCTTTTCTATTGCTTCGCCTGGTTCTGGAAAACCATTTTCTGATTCACACTCAATATCAAGTGTGGCAATTTTGATTGCATTTGCATCAAAGTCTATCTTGCCAGGAAACTTATCTGATATGTAAGTATACACATACCTATCGTAACCATGAACTTCAAAACCGTCTATGCCTTGATACTTTTCTTTGAACTTTCTTGCACCACCCATTGAGTCTAAGTTGACTACATCTAGTGGTCTGCCGTCAAGTGCCTTGTAAGGCGTAGCGCTTTTCTTTGAGGGAATGAAATGATTTGGACGATAAGATACGGAAAGTTTTTGTTTCTTTCCGTTCTGATAACCAATCGCTAATATTTTGTCACGAGTGCGACATACATTTGTGTAAAAATCCATACTGTAAGTATACTACAGTAGGTCTATTCTGTCAATGTTCTTTTAGATTCGAAGTCGAAATTATTAACAACTGCTGACTTAATATCTGTCCAGTATGAAATCTTTTCTAGTTCTTTCTCTACTGTTTCCATTGTGTCAGGATGTTCTGCGACACCAACTGCGTTCTTTGTTAATACTTCAATATTTATTTTGTGTTTCTCAATCTGAGCATCGGCCTGTTTGACCTGTGCAACGAGAACTCTATTCATAAAGTCTACCATAATTATTTTCTTACTTTGCCTCTTTGGAGGTTGTTGCCTGTCGCAACTTTAAAATTAGTTTCGAGTTGGGGCTTTGCTTCAAACACCGTCTGTATGAGGCCTGAATTGATTGTGAAGGTGTAATCTTTGGCAAAGGGAATCCACGGCGCCAAATTGACTTCCATAGTTCCATCTTTTACCTCCATTACACATACTTGAGCTTCTGAGATTATATAATCTCCATTCCACTTCTTCTCTACAAATCCAATCAGAACTTCACCTGTATCTAATCTGATACATTTGACACTATTCACAATTTCGAACCATGTCTTGTAGTTCTACTGACCTTCTTCCAACTTGACCGAACCATTTTGAGTCTTCCATTTCGACTGCCATTTTTTCCCAATCGCATGAAACAACTCCTTTCCACATGTTATTAAATTTACCAAAACGACTTCCACCTAAGTTGAATGTCATGTTGACTAGTACATGTTGAATGTCTTCTGGAAGACTATAGAAGTCTTCACCACCCTTAGATTCGAATAGGTGTATAGTTTCATCAACATGTTTGTCAAAGTCTGCCTCATAGTATCTATCGACAGTTTCTTGACTGACTGGAGTACCTGCTGGTTCTCCAAATTCTGCATCATCTTCTCTAATAAGATGACCAACCCCTAAGGTTAAGTACCCTAGAGAATCTTCATAGACTTCAAGGACTTCGCCTTCATGTCTCTTAATTTGTTCTTTTAAAACATCTTTATTCATTATTAATTCCTAATTAATTACTCTGAAATTGGTTCTGGAGTTTTATTCGAATCGAATGTATAACCCTCTGATTCTTTATCAGCTTTGAAAGTTTCATAGTCACTTTCTTCACAATTAAAATAGTATCCAACGGTTACGCCGTCTTCTACTTTTGTAAATTTGAGATTACTTCTTGCCATTTTTTGATTCCTCTTCTCTTTTGATTTGCTCTTGAATTAATTCAACTAGAATATCACCCATGAGATTGTTTAATTCACTATTATTTAGTAATTCTTGAATTGCCTCCTCTGTGCCTTCGACACCTTCTGGCATCCTTCTTATGTTTCTTTTGAAGTTCATTTGAGGTTCGCCATTGACAAACTGTACATCACCATATTGATATACTAAACCTTTCCACTCACCACTTACAAGTTCAATGCCTGCATCTTTTTCAAGTGGACTTTCTACAACTTGATATACTTCTTTAAAAAGCATCGTTCATTCTCCTCGCAAACTCTTCATAGTATTCCTCTTCTGATAGATGAACTTCTGAATAGTTTTGTCTTGCCAGTTCTAGTTTTTCTTCTCTAAAGGTATCATCTCTCAACTCTAATGATTTTTCTAGGAACTCTTCAAATGTGTAAACTCTCTGCCACTTATCAATTCTATATGTATTGTTGCAATCATAGTTTCTCCATACAAAGGGTACAATACCTATTGCAAGTGCCTCAACATATCTAGAGGTGGTTGCAGTTTCATCTAACCAATTGAAACACAATGTTTCTCTACAACCCTCTAACAAAGGATAGAGTTTCTTCCAGTCTTTTATCCATTTAGACTTTCTCTCTACACCAGATGGCATACCACCAATAAGTTGGCATGAAAGGTCACTACGATAAATTTGGCGAATGGTCTTCTCTCTATCGTGGCCGTGTTTCATACGACCCCAATATCCAAAGTCGTGAGTCTTAGATGACCCAACCATTTCGGCCAATGGGTTTTTTAAAGTATTTATAAAGTGATACTTCATGCCGTGAATGTTTCCACTGAAATCTATCTCATCGATTTTAGTGAATGATTTTAAATTGATACCTTTGAATACTTCATTGATATATAACTCTTCTGTATCTGCCCTATCACTACAGAACATGATAACATGTTTACCCTCAAAGAAAGGTCTAATTGCATCCATATGTTCATTTGACTTTGCAAGGTCTTTAGGGTTCATCTGCAACTCACCATGATATCTGAATTCTGAATCACTTGGTATTACAATACAGTCTGCCCATTCTATAGTCTCAGGCGTTCTTTTAGGTCTGACATTATCGAATGATACATTGTAAGTATCGTAATTATGTTGTGGATTTGCTTTCATCCACTTCACATAGTTTTCAAAGAAACTATCTAATACTGTTTCTAAAGGTCCATTGTATTTTACAAATGAACGAAGTCTTGCTATTGTTATATTCATGATTGTGTCACCCTTTGTCTTAGACCACTACTACTAAAAGAGTGTTGTCTGTTTGTATAATAAATTTCGTGTAGACCTTTACCTGTGAAATCTCTTTCAGTATAATCTTCTCCCACGAATCTCAAATGTATCTCTGTTGACTCTAATAAGTCAATCAGACTTTGTTCAGTATCATATGGTATGATTTCATCAACATACTTTACTGCCTGCAATTGAACGAATCTCTCATAGACTGATTGAACAGGTTTGTTCTTTTCTTGTCTATCAATACTAGGGTCTGTTTGTAAACCCACGATTAAATATTCGCAATTTTCTTTTGCCTCTTTTAACATGACGATATGACCTGCATGTAGCAAGTCAAAACATCCGCATGTAAATCCTTTTGTCTTCATCTTATAATATCTATGTTTTGATTCTTAGACCAAACTTCTAGTTCATTTCTTAGTCTACCATCTCTCTGTAAATTTTCATATCGTTTTGTTGCCATCTTTTTCCACCATGTGATTACATTCTCTAATTCGAATCTATCAAAGTTTACATTCTTCTCTAAGGTATCTGTCTCTGAGTTCATGTACTCTTTAACATTCTTGTAACCATATGTGCCTAAGTATTGTCTCTTTCTTTCTGTAAGATTCTTTGCATCTACAAAACATTGTTTGAATGGTCTTAGCATTTCACTATCATTTTTCTCAAGTGAGTTTCTTATAATAGATATCATCTTACCTTGTGTCTTCAACTTTCTACTTGATGCCTCTGCATCTACTAAAGGTACGCCATTGTTTTTATTCTCAAACCATTCTTTGAGATGATGATATTTCTCATCATTGATACTTGGTACAAAGTCTGAATCAGTTAGACCAATGAATCTTAAATAAGGTTTCATGCCGTCATACATTGATGATGATTTACTTGAACCATATAATGATGTAGTCTCAAACATACAATACTTTGTATTATACTTTTTGTTCAATGCTCTTCTGGCGTAATGCGAAGTGCAAATGGCGGCAAGAAGTTTACCACCTAGATAATTGAAACCAAAGGGTTGAGTTGGTATGATATTGAAACCCATGATTGTAGAATCATTGAATCTCTTCATCGTATCTTTGTCTGTCGTATTTAGAGGTTTACCTAAGAACTCATTACGAGGTTTACTATTAATAGTAGGGCTGCCAAATCTAATAAATCCCACAATCTTATTCGTATTCTTTTCATAAACTACCCACTTTAAAGTTTTGCCTGGTATAGACTTTTGTATCATTTGAGATGCAACTATGTCAATGTAATCATCATAGATTGGCATCTCTCTGCAAACAAACTCCATATCATTTGGGTGCATAGTAAAGTCTTGAAACATATCATCTTCTGGTCCCATACCAAATAAAGATGCAGGTCTTTCTGCCATCTTTTCTAATTTGACTTTGCGAAGATAATCATCTATTCTATCGAAATTGGAATAGTAGTCAATAAAAATTTGACCTACATATTCAGCATCTTGTTTTGAAAGTATTAACATAATAAAAAACCCAAGTCCATTATACGATGAACTTGGGTTCCTGTCTAGTGAGTTTTTGTGTTATGCTACAAAATCATCTTCTGGTTGCCATGAGCATCCAGTTAGACCACCTGCCTTAAGTGCCTGTAAGGTTCTTAAAACTTCGTCTGCATTTCTACCTGTATCTAGTGCATTTACTGATACATGTTGTACGACTCTTTGTTTATCAACAATGAAAGTTGCCCTATAACAGACTCCTTCTTCTTGGTTGATAATGCCCAAAGATTCTGAAAGATACAGACCACAGTCTGCAGCTAATGTATGTTGAATGTTTCCAATCAACTCATTACTTTGTTTCCATGCAAGTTTACAAAACTCATTATCGCCAGATATACCTATCACATTTGCCTCACTTGTCAAAATATCCATTGCAGAAATTTCGGTAGGACAAATAAATGTAAAGTCTTTAGGGTAGAAGTAAATTACTGACCAATCATGTTTATGTGGTGTATAACTCTCTTCTACTGAGACCGGTACAATCTCATTGTTAGAATTAACTCCTTGTAATTCAAAGGAAGGAAATTCATCTCCGACACAAAGCATGCCGTTGTTATAAGGGTAAGACATATCGTTCTCCATAATAAAGTTGGAGCGGAGTTCTAGAATTGCACTAGAATCTCTTAACTGGAAGTAAAGTGTTTTACTTTAAACTAACTCCGCATGTATACAGTATACTAAAAGACTGCATACTTTTCAAGGGGGTTTTTAAAATTATTTAATTTTAATTACTTGAGGTTTCTCTTCTTCTGGAATCTCTTTTAAGAGTGAGATGATGAGCATACCATCTTTAACTTCTGCACCCTTTACTTTTACATATTCACCAAGAGTCCAACTTCTTGCAAAGTTTCTCTCAGAAATACCTTTATGTGCAAAGTCAATCTCCCTAGTCTCTTTCTTACCATCGACTTTAAGAACTGAATCTTTAAACTCAATGAATAATTCATCTTTACTAAATCCTGCTACTGCAAGTTCAATGATGTAAGACTCTTCAGAAGACTTGATTACATTGTAAGGTGGGAAGTTATCGTTAATATTCGAGATTCTCTCCATGTCTGAAAAGAGTTTATCGAATCCTATTGTGAATGGTCTGAACTGACCAAAGTTATCTATTGCTGTCATATTTTCTCCTATTTAAAGCAAGTTATGTTACCTAACCTCTATTGAGCATTAGGGTAGCAGAGAACCGAGCTCTTTTGAAGACTTGGGGTCACTAGATGTCGGCGTTGCCCAATCCTAGTTCCAAATCCGAGCTCTTTTGAAGTTCTCGTACTACTATTATATATGTCTTCTTACAGATTTTTCAAGGGGTTTTTTAAAAAAAACTTAATAAATGTCTCTGATTACATTCTGTAATCTTCCGCATTTCATAAGGTTGTGTAGTTTGTCTGCTTGTGTCTTTAGATACTCGGCAGACAATGATGCATAATATCGCATTGTTATCTCCTGTTATGTTAGAAACTATCTGACAACTGGACTTCGCTTTCGCTACTTACTCTTTGTGTCGTAATTGTTTCTGTTATGTGACAATTGTGTGTCACAATAGTATTTAGTAATTATACTAGCTAAAGGTTATATTTGCAAGACCCTTTATGTTTCTTCTGACCATTTCATTTTTAACCTTTTGTCTGAGTTTAGGTATAACTGGTTTGTTATACGCATCTATCAACTCTGCATTAGATTTGCATTTCATATAGTCATGAACTATAGTTTTCTTTTTTGTATTTCTATCTATTTGTATAGAAGTTTTACCGAATTTCACTGGCATCATAATCTCCTTTTTTATTATTTAGTGACATTTAATAATTCAAATTCTTCGCATTTCATACATTTACCACAATTAGTAAAATGTATACAACTTTGAACTAATGGTTTTATATCATCTCTTATATAATCCCATTGCTGTTTTTTTGTCCAACCTATTAGTGGTGCTGATATTGTTTGTTTGATTGGCCAATCAAAAGAATGTTTATAACTTCCGTCATGATGTTTTGCATCTGCATCATGATATCCTTTTACTTTTTGGGGTATGTTCTGTAATGCCTCAAATACATTTTGAACCTGATACTTTGTAGGGTCGACTATAGAACAGTCTCCTAATCCATCATTGAACTCTAACATACCACTATTTGCTCCCCAATAGAAATTTTTAACTTTTGAAAATCTCAATGATGCATTACACATTGCTAATAACCAATGTCTTGTAGAATAAAAAGAAGTTTCGACATCACGATATTTGGTATAATGTTCATGAGTATGTGTTATAAAGTCAACATCAAGTAGTTTACATATTAGTTCTAAATGATTGGGAAGACGATTAGCTTGAATTGTTTTTTTTCTTGCAGGATAATGACTGTATATTGCAGCCACTTTTAATTTGTTATCACAAAGATATTGTAGAAGTGATGTAGATTCCACTCCGCCAGAAAATGCAACAACGGCATCTATTTCTGAAGTATTTTTAGAAAAGCGATTCATATTTTCCCTTTTGTTTAGGTGTAGAAAGTGTACAAACTATAGAATATCTTTTTGTATTTGTCTGCATAGGTTTAACCATATGTGTTATATTATTGGGAAATAAAACCAATAAAGATTCTACTACACTTATACTTAAAACATCAGTATGAGAATTTTTATATGCAAAGTTTGGAGAAAAGAGAATTAAATCTCCCTCGTCTTTACTATATCTACTTTTCATGAAATTATCTTTTTCTACTAGACCCTTTGGAAAATATACAGCAGTCATTTTGGTAGAAACCGAACCCCTTATTTCGTTTTTTTTACTGTTATGAGTATGTGGAAAAGAAAATCCACCAGCTCCATGTATAAGATTAGCCCAACAGGCTGATACTTGCATCTCTTCTTCTAGGAGTAAATCGTCTATCTGACGAGTTAAAGCTCTAAAACTATGATAAGTATGTTGCATCTTAGTGTTCGATTGCCAAGTGTTATTGGGTGTAGAAGCAAAACTTCGTGTGTCACCATCTGGCGCAAGGAGTTTTTCTTGTTCAATTTCATCAATCAAGTTTTTGTTTAACTCAGTGTTATCTGGAAATTTATGACTCAGAAAAGGAGTGTAAAATATTTTATCTAAATGCATTTTATATCTGTAATTTTATCTAGGTGTTCTATATTTATTTGATTATCAAATACTCTATTTTCTATATCAAAAACAAAAACAGACGCAACATCTCCTTCGTTATTGCCAACTAAAAGTTTTCCATTTCTTTTTGCTAAACCTCTACAGAAACCCTTATTAATGAAATATCTATCGTCATCAATGACTAGTTCATAGGCACCTGTATCAATAGTATAGAAATGTTCATCAACAATTATGTTATGACATTTTCTTCCTAATTCCTTTATCTTAGTATCTCCTCTATAAAACTCAGATGGTTTTAGATTTCTATTGTGAAATACATAGTATAACTCATCTTTAAAAAATAGACTGTTGCAATGAGATTTTTTAGGAAGAACTTTAAAGAATGAACTGCCGTCATCTAAATTATGTATACCAATTGAGTTTTCGTGTGTATTCGCAACATACATGATATTGTCTTTCTTTAATATTTGATGCGTGTTAAAAAAACTAGTAATAGGTAATAGACCTTTGAATGTGTAATCATTGATATCGTAGATACCTATTTTAGTATGATTTGCAATGTAAATATTATCTTCATCATAAGTTATGCCAAAGGGTCTAAAGGTTGGTCTGGTGTTTTTGCCTGATTTCATTCCTTCAACTGACAAGTCATCTAATTCAGGAGTGTAGGGTTTGACCAATTGTAGTTCAAAATTATCATTGTATACAAGAAAAGATACTCTGTTATCTTTTTTTGTACCAGTTATTATTATCATCTTCTTCCACAGTTTTTTTCTGCTCTGTGCCATACATTGTAGTTGTTGCCTACAACTAATGCCATTAAAAGATTTATATTATTCATAGTTTTTGGTTCTAGAGTCTGTCGTTCTATATCAGAATTGATTGCAGGTATGAGAACAAGTGTTTTAACAAGAAACATTTGTGGTACTGATGGTTGTTCACCAACAATTGGATTTATTTCATAAACACAATTGTATTTAAGTCCACGATAAGTTGTATAGATATCTGCAAGTTGTAGTGTGGTAAATGTAATCCACTGCTTAGTTGTGATTGGGTCAGATAGTGTAAATTGTGACTTGTTCTGATTTTCCTTTAAGTGTAATCCTATCAACTCTAGTGAATGCTCTGTCTGGACATAGTTGATAAGTTCTTTCTGATAACAACAAGTCCACCCCATTATAATTTCTTGTTTGGCCTTCGAGTCTAGCGCCCAAGTTGACGGCATCTCCGATGACGGAATAGTCAAATCTAAGTTCGGAACCCATGTTTCCGACAATACATTCGCCTGAACTGATACCGATGCCCACATTAATAGGAGGCAGGTTAAGAGGTTTAAGTTCTTCATTTAATTCCTTTGTTGCATCTAGGACTTCTAGTGCTGATTTTACGGCAAGGTCTGCGTGGTTTTCACAATCAAGTGGTGCATTCCAAAAACTCATTATGCAATCCCCCATATACTTATCTATGGTTCCACTATTATTTAGTATGATTTTAGTTTGCATATCTAAAAACTTATTAATGAGTTCTACTAAACCTTCTGGATCATCTTTCTGCATATAGTGTTCGCTTATGGGAGTGAATCCGATTATGTCCATAAACATGAAAGTCATCTCTCTTCTATCTCCGCCAAGTCTAAGTTTACTTGGGTCTTTTTGTAGTTCTTCAATCATGTCAGGAGATAAATACTTTTGGAACTGCTTCTTAATTTGTTCTTTGAGTTGGTAAGTAGTATAGTATTGGTTAAAAGAAGCGTGTCCGAAAACAACAACGGAGCTTAACGATGACCAGAAGATATCGAAAAGAACGAGATTGTAAAACCACAAATAGTGACTTAACCCCACCTGAAGTAAAACGAACCCTACAGAGACTATCGCCGAGAAGGCTGTGGGAAGTTTGTAGACCGATACCAGTATTCCTAGAAGGACTAACAGAAGAAGAAAAGTCTCGAGCATTTCAAGAGTCTCGGATACATGTATTTGAACTCCTGACGAAACGGTTTGGATTAGGTGTGCTTGAACTTCGTGAGGATACATTACACCCATTGGGGTTGAAACTGGAATAGATAACCCCTCAGCGGTTAGTCCATAGACTAGAATCTTTCCTTCTATATCAGAATCTTGCAAGTCTGCAAATGAGATAGATTCGAATTCGTTCCAATACGAAATCATCAAGTCTGCACTTGATGTGGTCTCTATTGGTTTGTCTCTTCCCATTTTAACCCATTCAATACCTGCATCAGCAGTTACCCTAGTTTGATAATTGGGTTGGTCATAGTATGCTCTGAGAACTTCGAATCCTAAACTTGGATATAATTGACCATTTGCCTGGATGACTAGCGGAATCGCTCTGTTTGTTCCGTCAAAATTTGGTGTATTCGCCACAGGTGGTGTGGCAACTGTCACGCCCATACCCCAAGCTGAGTTTTGTAATTCGGTTCGGGGACTTACTAAACCTGAAAAGTTCCATACATGGTCTTGTATATTACCATCTCCGAATACAGATGTATTTACAAATGGTGCGTTGCCTGATTCTTTTTGAATTGTTGGTGCTGATGATAATATCGTTAATCTGTTTTCTAGTGCCTCTGCAAAGACTTCATCACCACCGAATCTATCTTCTTCTGCGAATAGTATATTGAATACATGAGTATTTGAGTGATGTGTTTCCCATAATGTATCTGCGTATATGTCTCTAGGGAAAGGATATTGACCGTACTTCTCTATTGCCTTTTCATCTATGTTGACCAGTAGTATGTCATCTACTATCACTTTTTCTTTTTGTTGATGTAGAACATCGAAGTAAGACCATCTAACATTATCTATTAGATAAGGCGACCATATCTTTATGCCCACGAGTGCAATGATGGTTATAAGTACAGTTTTCCAATTATACATAGATATCTATCAGGTTACCCTTTTTCCATTCGAGTAGTCGATATCTCCTGTATCTGTTTTGTGGCACTATTCAATTGTGGGCCACGCAAAAAAGAATATGTATAGACAAACACCAATGAGTGATATTGCAAGAACTGTTGACCAGAAACTTGACCACCATTGTTGTTTTTTCTTTCTACGATATTCGTTAACCATTGCGATGGTCCTTTCTCGTGCATCTTTTGAAAATGGATTCGCTTCATTCATAATATTAAACCGATAATAAAACCTATGTTTAGTCCTAAAGAACAGACTAAGATAAAGTCTTTTTTAAAAGAATACGGTATCATGTCGATTGTGTTCATGAGAATTTCTTCTGTATTCGTTTATAGATATAGTATATAGACAGTCCATAAGTAGCGAGAACAGTCATTGTAAAACCTATGTAAATAAGTTCTATTGGTGTTAGGAAGAGAACTTGCCAAACGAAATCAGATGCAGCTTCTACATCACCCAAAGATTCAGGCATGACCATATCGTTCTCTTCAAAGAGTTCTAATATGTCGTCATACTCTTCTTCAGTGAGACACTCGTAAAACTCAGGTGGACATTCACTCATTGTTGGGTCACCGATGTACTACAACCACCGACTGTCATGCAATCGACTGATATAGTATAAGACTGAGTACCACTAGTACCAAATTGTAATAATGTTAAGTCTGTTCCATATAAACCATCAAGAGTTATATTTGCAGTGTGATTTGCACTAGTTCCTTTCTGACGGACATACACATCGTTATAATCATTGTAGATTGTTAAGTTTGTAGTTTTTACACCATTGCCTTGTTGTTTGATTTGAACTTCGTTATGGTCACCTGCTAAATGCAAATCAAAGTTATGACCATCCCATGCATTATGTTGATTTGTTTGTTGAACTGCTAATTTGTTATAGTCGCCATACATTGTAATGTCTATCTCGTGTCCGCCACCTTCACTACCATCATGACTCCAATCTAAATTTGTTTCGGAGTCTAGTGAATCCCAAGTAATGCCTTGACCAAGTTTCATTTTGTTACCAGTACCACTGACCTCATCAAATACAATTGAGTTGGGATAAGTATAACTTGATGATGTATTGTGTATGTTGTATTGAACCATATACACACCTAGACTAGAAGCATTAATATATGAATTAGCATCTAACATTTTAATTTCATTATCGAAACCAATTTGTTCTATACCTAGTTCAAAATTATCTCCGCTTTGTTCAATAGATATAACATTGTCATCAGCGTATACAGGAAATACCATGAGATAACAAGCACCCCATGGTAGTATCCAGTATTTGTAAAATTTATTTTTTAATTTGTTTAAAAAATCCACCATAATAATAATCCTAAAATTAATCCCTCGGTGTATGACACCCATAACATTTCATATTCATCTAAACCAAAATAGTCGGCAACTTCCCATGTTAGGTTTTCATGCCATTGTCTTAGTTTAGTAAAGTCAATATTTATGCTCATAAATCTCTCCTTAATCTTGTCGTATAACAATTGTAATTCCATCTCCATCTCCAAATGTCATGACACCTGAGTATCCTGGAACTTCGGCATCTATAATACCCGAACCACCACTTGTTATAATTATATTTATGACTCCTTGGACATCACGAAAGAAAACTAAGTCTCCGTCTTGTTCGAAAACATTAAACTGAGAATCTTTGTTGAAACCTTGTGAGGCACCTTTAAGTGCAAACCCAGCTAATTCAGTACCCGAACTACTTTTGGAACCTAACGATACCGTGGTTCTCTCTAATTCTTCTATAACATCTAATAAGTCTTGTAAAAAATCCACATCCAAATAATCTATGTCCAACTCTGAAAATGATAAATCTTCAGTCGTATCGGCCAAAGCATCTCCCTCAAGTTCATTGAACTCTAAGAAGTCTACATCTAATAGACCTTGGTCATCATAGTTTTCATCTTGATAGGATTCTTCCATCGCATTTCGTATTTCCGAAGGCGGATTTACGATGAACATGTTGTCAATCAGACTCGGTGTAATACCTTGAACCGTGACTGCTGTAGTTGGTGATGAATCAAACGATGCAACAGTAGTTGCCTGATATGGTTGATTTAAAACAACTTCACCACCGTCATTATAAACTAGTATTTCTCCAGATGATTCACCTGTATCTTCATCCGGAAGTAAGATTACCATAGTCCTTCCCAACTCATCAATGGTGGTTGTAAAATCTGTCCCTCTCATTGTGATATTGGCTGTAGGAGTAGATACATCTACATTTTGTTTTTTAATTCTTGAACCACCACCCGAGGCGAATCGTGCTGTGCCTCGTGCCATTCGTATTGACATTTTGGATAAACTTGGGTCGGGGTCGTAATATGCCTCGTCTATGTAAACGAGTGAGTTTTCTGTTAAACTCAATTTTTCATTATCTAAAAATTGTATGAGCATACGCCCATTGGCAGTCTCTGCTTCATCATACATGTTGATGTCTGTACCGACATCTGTTAGAATTCTGTCCTGCTCTCTTTTTACAGATGTGACACCTGTAGATTCAATTACACCGCCAATGGGCTCAGCCCAGCTGAACCCACCAGCGAATAATAAAAAGAAACTAACTATCGCTGCCGGAATCTTTTTGTGTAATCTGAATAATCGCATTGTCACTGTTTACATTAAGATTGACATTTGCATTAGGTGTTGCACACCCTCCGCCAGAAGCTGCACATGTGCCTGATATCTGAGTGATATCAACATCAGCACTGTCTCCTGTAAAATCAAAATTAAGTGTTTGTGAACCATCTTTTTGCAATGTATTGAAATTAGAACTAGAACCAGTCACATCGAAATTCCATGTGACATCATCTGATTCCCAATCAATATCAAAAACATTACTACTTCCAATGAGAACTAAATCCGCATTTAATCTCTCTGCACTTGCAACAGCACCTTGGTCGATATCGAATGTATTCGAATCGCCTGTCATTGCGAAATTGATGTCTGAATCATCTGAACTACCTGTAGAACCTATGTTCCAGTCAATAGCGTTAGAATCACCAGTCATCGATATAGCGTAGTTCGATGTATCGGCAACGAGAGGTCCGAATAACAAGTTCTTGTTACCTATCATATCTATGTTGAAATCCAAAGTCACACCAGTAATGGTCATGTTTGAACCAGAACCACTTGAAAAGTCGTTTAGTCCTACTTTGTTACCAAAACCAACTTGGTCAACATATAATTTTAGAGTATCACCAACTTGTGTTATCATAATCTCATTATCATCAGTTGCAGCTGCGAAAACGAATGGTGTCGACATTAGTAATAAAATACTTAAAATTTTATTCATTTTCTTCTCCTTTTATTGAGTGTAAATCATTTACACCATCACTATTGTGTGGGTGTCTATGACCTTCCTCTATTTTCCAAAAACCCCTATCATGCCCTTGGTAGATTAATTCCAGTACGGCAGCCTCAATAGCTGTTCGTACCGCATATGTCACTGACTCATTATTACCCACTCCGTCCTCGAACTCTAGCAATTGTGTACCTTCTTCAATGAATCGGAATACATCGCCGCCTGAACCATAAGAAAGGATAGTCTTTCTTGTTTGGACATTCAATAATACTTCACCTGTTAGAACTGAAACAGCTCTCATACTAACCGTGACAGCATCTTGACGATACTGTCTACTAACTCCAATTCCTAGTGTCCTTGCGCCTCGACCACCAGTTAATAAATTGGAATCATAACCTATTATACCACCCTCTATTATCATACCTGCGAATAGTAAGGGTTGTAAATTTTGAAACTTGTCTTCGCCTTGTTGTTTAGCAAAGTCTTGTCTAGCAGAACGAATGATTTGTCTCTCTCTTACTAAGTTGTCTATGCCATGTCTTTCAACAACTCTAAACCATGTTCCTTTACCTGCCGTTTTAAGTGCATCAATAACCATTTCGGTTGCACCTTGTGTCACAGCAGTAGAAAATGATGCGAGATTATCTTCTGCCTTTCTTTGACCAGTCTTATCTATAAAATTATAAACTGCAACAGTAGGTCTTTCTTTTGCCTTAGGCAAATTCAGTAGTTCTAAATGTGAAGGTAGATTAATTACAGTAGCATTTTCTACACATATGTAATTTCTAGACCATGCCTTTGCGACACCTGTGACAACATCTCTGCCGAAACCCTCATCAAATCTTCCTGTCTCATAGGCACAATCTGCTGGGTTGTCTGACCACTTTGGAACAGATGCACATCCAGATAGTAAAAGTACGCAGGTGAGTAAATATTTAACCAGTTCCATCTGAGTCTTGTCCAAAGTTTCCTGTTCCGATTGGTATCTCAATAACTGTTTCTGTTCCATCGGAATCAACAATTGTCATTCGTATAAATTCTGAACCATCTTCGTTAGTCATTACTTCATATGTGACAACATTGCCCTCTAAACTAAATGAACCAAATCTAACTGAACCGTCATTCGAAAACATAGACTCAACCAATTGTTTTGCCATTTGAGCATAAATTCGTGATTCTAAATTACGAATAAATTTGGCCATGGTTGTATTGTCTTCTGCCCTTTCAGCTGCCTTTCTAGCAGATTCAAGTGCATCTTCTATTTCTTTTTTTCTTGTAAACTCTTGGTTCTCAACGGTTAGGTAATGTGATGCTGTGCCTATTCCACTGAAACTAGGGTTTTTAAATTTATGTTTTATATCAGCCTGTACGCTTTCGCTAATACAGAATACTGAAACTAAGAATATGATTTGTAATAATTTCATTTCTTTTTCACCTCTTCCTTTTTGGCATTCTCTTTCATCTCTAAAACTACATCTACTTTTTGTTGTAGTCTTATTAAGTCTTGGTCTAACATTCTTGTTTGGTCTATTACTTTAATTAATTGAAAGTGCATTTTTTCAATTTCGGGTTCTAGTTTTTCACCTACAAACCACCAAATGTAATATATGAAATAACCGAGTCCTACTGCCATCACAATGGGAAATCCGAAATCGGAGATTAATTGTGCAATGTCCATCAGTCTCTCCTGACATCGAGCTTATCATCTTCTATGAAGTTTTCAGCTCTCGCAATTCTCTCTATGTCTGGTCTCAACTCTAAAGCACTTGATACAAGTAAATCTATCTTAATCATTTCGTTAGACATTGTTCTTGCTCGATTTTCTAAAGATTTACAGAACATTGTAAGTGTGGAAATAGAATCAACTACACCCTCAAGTATCTGTTTAATAACTATGAATATAAAGAACCCCATTACTACTGAACCAGCAATCGGAGCACCCACTTCACCTATTAGATTAAAAATCTCTTCCATACTGTTATTTATACAAATTGTCTTTTCCTAAGGGCTAAAAAAAAGGGACTCTAACGAGTCCCTTTCGTGTCCTGGTAGGACTAATAATTATTCTTCTTCGGTATCATCACCATCAGAATCATTATTATTTTTCAGTTGCGAGTGTATTTCGGTAATTACAGCTGCTTTCGAACCACTTCTTTTTACTTTCAGTGATTTTTTATCAGCAAGTTCTAATAGTTGAACTTTAGTTAATGTCTTAAGTTCAGCCTTAGATGTAATACCGTTATTGTTTTTATCTGCAACAACTTTTGGTTTCACTACTCTTGGTTTTCTAACCGGAGGTGGAGCCACCGTTGTTGTAGTTGTTTCGTTATCTCTATTGAAATAAGCGTAAACAATAACAAATAACACTACAATTGCAATTGCGTATTCCATAATATACTCCTATCAAATTATGAGACTCCAGTATATCGAAGTTTCGTGTATTTGTCTAGGGGGTTTTATAGAACTTTTTAGTCCTTTGCTTTACCAACATTTAATGCGACCCAATCAAGTACTTTGTAAGCTTTCTTGACTATGCCATCATCAACTGGTGTAGGTGTAAGAGCTGCAATTAATGATGCACCCATTACTAACCAGGGTAACACTTGTACCCAAGCAATTATCCATTGAAGAAATTCCAACATATAATACTCCTGTTATTAATTGATTTATAACAGAGGTATTTATGATATGTTAGTGCCTATTGAGTACTTTTGTGTGAGTTTCCACTGTTGTTTCTCTTTGTAAGGTATAACCTTAATCTGAGAAAGTGGTGCTCTAGGTTCTTCAATTCTCTTTGGGTCAAGTACCTTGACAAGACTCCATTGTCTCAATAAATCGATTATGGTGTTGCGCCTTGCAACATCTGATTCGTCAAAGTTTGATTGTTTACCATCGAGTTTGAATAACTCTTTGAAGTGGACAATGTAATACTTGCCCCTTTTGTGTAGTATGTGACATGACTGAAAAAGTTCTTTTTCTTTTCTTGACGCTACGCCAATTCTAGATAGGGTTTCTCTTATCTTTAAGAAGTCGTCCTTTTCAGGAAATGTTATTTCTACTAAATCTTTTACTGATTCTAAATTGTCATCCATTATTCTTTCCACCAATTTTCATACTGTCTTTCAAGTCACGATACTGTTTATCATTTAAAAGTTCTAGATATTCTTTGGCTCGTTGTGAGGATACACCAAAGGCGTTCTTCACTGTATCTAATTTCTTACTCTCGTAAGGTTTATGCCATTTCGAAAATCTCTGCCTTTTTCTAAGAGTATTTATGAAAAACAAGTATTGAAGACGACCCTCAGTCGAATGTCTGGTGTTCATCTCGTTTACTAGAAAGACTGCATCTTGGTGGTAAGATAATGCCTTATTGATTAGGAAAGGTTGATATGCTTTCTCTTCGATATCATCAACCATGATATCTTTTTTGTCGTAAGAGACCGACTTAACGAAGTCGAATGGATTTCGTTTTGCCACTTAAGTGTTTCTTATGTAAGAGTCAACTAGTGCTTGACCAGTGAGAGCTTCACCAAAGTAAATAATCTCACCACTTGACTTTATTGTTCTTTGCACAACACCGTTGTTATATTCAATGTCCATCACTGAACCATCATTGTTTCTGTTGTCGTACCACATTGAAGTAAAAGAATGTGCATGAATAGATTTAACACCACTTGACCATTTCTCTGCTTCTAATAACAGTCTTTGTCGTTCTACTCTCTCGTTATGTTCTGTCATTGTCTCTACTCTCCCGCCATATTTTATCGGCTTGTCTTTGTAAACTTTTCTCTAAGTGGTAATCAAACCATCTTGCTAACCATTGTCTTAATTTACCCATTATGCTTCTTCGTTTGGATTCCAGATTGTTAGGTTTTTAGTTTTAAGTCTATTTACAACTAACTTATATCTACTTCTCTCTTCTTGCCATTCTTTTAACCAATTAGAACCATCTCTCTCTGCATCAATAAAGATTGCATTGGTAAATGCCAAAGGTAATAGAATTGCACAATGTATAACAATACTTGCTACTGTATTGTAGTTAAAGAAACCTAGATAGTTTGCCGCCAAGAAACCAAAAAACACTGACCATACAGTAAACAACACTAACATAAAGTAAGTTTGTAAACTTGGGTCAGGTATATACTTTAAAGGATTGTATCTTACATCCATAACTCTTCGCCACCCATTCACAAGGGCAAATGCAGTTCTTCTGAATAAACTTGGTTTTTTCATCATTGGTTGAATCTTACTCATTTCATTCTCCGTTAAATCGTATGTATTCTTTTATCACATGAAGTCCTACTGACAACCATGTAATTACTATTAGACTCCATATAAGTATTTCAATCACTTAAATCTACACTCTGACATAATCTCGGTGAGACATGCAGTGAAGTTGATTTCTGAGTCCATTGCAAATGCAGCCTTGTATTGATAATCAGCAATGAACAAAACAGCTGCAGGTATAGAACTTGGTTCTAATCTTTGTTCAAGTGCATCGAAAACTTTACGATATAAACCATTGAAATCATTATCAGAATTCTGAGCAACCCATTTTCTCATGGCAGTCCAGTTTTTCTTTTCAATCATATCAATGAGAGGTGTAAGTTTTTCTTCTGATAATGTCGCTAGTAGACCACTATCGATTACACCACTTGCACCATATCGTTGTACTTCATTGATGCATCGTCTGAAATCTGGAAAGAACTTTAGTATAAGTTCTACTAATACCTTTTCATCATACTTGATACCCTCATTGTCACATATAGATTTTAATCTATCAAGACCACCCATTGCGAGTTTTTGTTTCTCACTCTTAGGTATAGAAAAATCGATTACAGTACATCTACTATGTAGAGGTGCAATGATTCTATTCTTGTAATTACATGTAAAGATAAATCTACAATTACTTGAGAACTCTTCTATGAAGTTTCTCAATGCCGGTTGAACTGAATCAGCAGATATATAATCTGCCTCATCAAGAATGACAACTTTAGGACCACCGGCAAGAGATACAGTAGATGCAAAGTTTTTGATTTTAGTTCGCAAAGTGTCGATAAGTCGGCCTTCGTCACTGCCATTGATAACAATGAAATCAGCGCCTAACTCATTACAGAGTGCCTTAGCGACGGTTGTTTTGCCTGTTCCCTGTGAACCACAGAGCATCAGATTTGGTATTTCGTTATTAGAAACAAACTCTTTGAATGTTTTCTTAACGCCTTTTGGTAGTATAGTATCGTCAATGATAGTGGGACGATACTTTTCTACATATAAAAATTCATTTGTATTCATAATTAAAGAGAACAAACCCCTCCGAGTGTTCGTGTATTAGACCATTGATGATGAGATTCTAATACTCCCATGAAAGTAGCGGAGACTGGCGCTGTTTCACACATAATATATATGTTAAGCGCTGTAAGAACTATCTGGTTCTAAAGCAATAAAGTACTCTAAATCTACATCTTTATTCTTAAAGTGTGAGATGCCTTTAGAAGATACTGCAACTGTATAGTTGCCATCTAAAACTTTCAAGTTCTCAATCTTGAAGTTCATTGTGAATGTTGCACCATTGCCTTCGCCTACAGTTCTACTGAATGTATTTGAAGTTGTGTTCTTTTTATCAGTCACTTGCATCTCGATTTTAGTACCATCGGATGTAAGAACTAAATCATTTACACCTAATACTGAAGCTGCCTTTTGCAATTCAGTTAGAAGTGTAGAAGTTAAGTCAATACTAATCTCTGCATCTGGCATGGTAATCATCTTCTCTGGTGAAGTGACCATACCCTCTGAGGCATAGAAATATGTTAGAGATGTATCAGCATCTGCAATCGCCAACGAAGCTTCGTTGAAGTTGAAGTCTGGATTCTCCATTAGACTTGTTGCACCTAGAAATTCTACTAGATTGTAGATACTAAATGACTTGTCGAATGTTTCTGGTATCGTTGCGACTGCCAGTATATTCTTCATGTTAGATATCGTCTTAAGTTGATTACCTGAATCAACTTTGATACCTGAATTAATAGTAGCGAAGTTTTTTAATATCGCCTTTGTTTCACTTGAAATTTTCATTTCTTGTCTCCTTTATAGCCTGCTTCTTCAAGCATTAATTTATCGTGATTGTTCAATGCAAGGAATCCATAATGAATTACCTTTAAAAGGTCGGCACGATTTTTCCCACCTTTTTTGCCGTATCGTTGGGCATACTTTAAAATATTCCCAATACAGAAACCTTCACCGTGTCCTGCATCCATAATGAATTCAGTTGCCTGATATTTGTTCAGACTGTAGTGTTGGTCATATGTTGAGTCTACATAAGAAGAGAACTCCTTTAGAAGTTCTCCCTCATTGTATTTGTAGTCAATACCACTTTTGGTGTTAGTTGACTTAGTAAATAAACCCATATTAATCATTATACTCTGAAGACTCTGAATCGTCAACAGGGTTTTCTAAATGAACACCATCGTCAACTTTGGTGTAGAGGTCTAGAACAGCATTTCTAGTTTCTTCATCGAATCTTGAAATACACATTGTAATCGCCTTGAGTTTGTCACCAAACATCTTGTAAGCACTGACAATGTGAACAAGTCTTCTTGTTGTAATCACATCATCAATGGCGCCTTCATAATAAGTTTTTCTGATTATGTCAGCCCAATCAACTAGTTTCTTAACGAAGTCTTCATCGACATCGCCAGTCAAAGCCATTTCTTGTTTCAGAATATTTCTCTCAGTAGTCACTGGTGGATATTCTTGTTGCATAGTGATAGCGAATCTTTCAAGCATCGCCTCATTCATGATTTGAGTACCAATGAACTTGCCATCTTCAGACCCTTGGCCCTTGGTGTTGGCAGTAGCGACAACAGTAAACCCTGGTGTCGGTGTGACCCACTCACCAGTTTTCTTGATAAGGTAACCTTTGCCCTCAAGAACTGATTGTAGACACATCATTTTGTTAGACCCTAAGTCTACTTCGTCAAGAAGTAATACAGCGCCTTTTCTCATTGCCTTGATAACTGGACCTTCTCTGAAGATGATGTTACCATTCTGCAAAGTGTGACCACCCATTAGGTCGTCTTCGTCTGTCTCAATAGTGATATTGACTCTGAAGAGTTCTCTATTCAATTGAGCACAAGTTTGTTCAATCATTAATGTTTTACCATTACCTGAAAGACCAGTCACAAAGAAAGGGAAGAACATTTTAGATTTGATTATGTTCTTGACATCTTTAGCATGACCAAACGGTACATAGTTTGGCATTTTTTCTGGAATGATTTTTACATTATCATCAATCATGTTGACCGAAGCAGTAGCAGCGGCAACTGGCATTTGTTGAACTTGAGGTGCAACTTTTGGAACTGTTAAAGGTTCTGGTTTAGAAACTGCAACAGTCGTACCGTTATTATCAATCGCAAGGATTGGTGTTAGATTGAAAACAGCACCATCTTTAAAATTGTACCTGTTTGATTTCAACCAGTATGGAAAATGGCCCAATGAATTGAACTGCTCTTTCGAGAATTGCAATTGATTCGGATATTTCTCCTTTAATGCCTGAATGAATTCTTTCCTGTCAGGTGTCAGGTGGAAATTTTTATCTCCCAGATTTATCGACTCTGTTGGGTCGTATGTCCACTTACTCATAATTTGTCTCCGTTAAAGTAGTTTTATTTCTCATCAGTTATTATCCTATCAAAAAGTTAGGGTCATTGTCAACCCTATTCAATTTCTTTTAGTAATCTTTCCATGTCAATTGCAATAGAGGTCTTCTGACCTTTTCTCATTGTGGTGTATGAGTCGTTGTTAACCCAAAACCTAAATGCCTTACATTCAACCTCTTCTTCGCCACAAGCCTTTTGCCTAGGGCAATCAAACTTTACGCAAGGTCCTTTACCGACCTGTTGTATGGCGTCTTGAAATTTATCAATATTAATAGTACCTATCATTTCCATTATGCAATCTCCTTTATAAATTCGTTAGTTAGAAATCTTGATGTTGACTTGCCTTTCTGATTTCTTTTGAAAGCGGCAGTCACTCTGTTTTTGTTTGCACCAATGAACTCTTCGCCAAGTTCATCTTCGCCTGTCGTAGCAAGATTAGATGCAGTGGTCAAGAACAATTTGTTGTAACCCTTGGTGTCAACTACTACACCTGATTTTCTCATATCTCTCCACAACCCATCAACTTCTTCCCAAAAGTTTGGTATAATGTATTCACCCATTTGTTGAAAGTCTCTTTTCTTGGTGAAGACAAAGTAACCAGTCACGGTCACATTACAAGTTTCTGATAACCACTCTAAGATGTTTTGAGTTTTCTCGAAGTCGTTTCTACCATATCTTGAATTAGTCGTGTAAAGGAAGTTCTTGTTGATGTATGGGTCAATGAAACTTCTCTCTCTCTGAGCAGACCAGTAGTAATCATCGCCTGCCTGAGCCTTATAGTCAGCAGACTCAACTTCTGATTCGTCAAAGAAGTCACTTCTGAAACTGAACCCATCGGTGATGATTGTTAGAATTGATTTCTCAATACCATACTGTCTGTTGAACTCTGGTAAGAATTTTCTCATAGCAACTAAACATTCGTCAAGTGGTGTACCACCCAATCTGTAATTATCAGGACAGCAGTATCTTGAGAATCTTGAATCACCCCAATATGAAGTACCTGATTCCCATTCTTGAATAGAACTGAATACTGAATTGTACTCTTCGATTAGTTTCTGACCTTTCGGTGAACCAGCCCAGCAATCATGAAGTTCATTGTGCATGTACCCAACAAGGATACAAGATAAGTAATCTAACATCTCTGAATATTTTCTATTAGATATTTCGTTAGACATAATCTCAACAAGTTTTGCCTTGCCACTTGAGTAGTCATATCTGTCTTGTCTTACAATAGAATCTGAGAAGAGATATACTCTGTAAGGAATGTTTACTTTTCTACAGAACTCTGAAAGTATAATTGATTGTTCTAACATGTCAGCAGCTTCGTTGTGAATAGAACCAGACCAGTCAAGTAAAACATTGACACCATGGTTCTTGCCATCTGGAATGTAAGTGACTCTTTTGAAGATATCATCTACAATCTGATACTTAGCAAGTCTATTCATATCAAGGTCACCACTAGTGCCTGTATATGCCTTTGCACTTCTATGTGCATTTTGTCTTAACTCAAACTCCTT